GAGCAGCGATTAGCCGCCACCCGCGTATCGGTTGGGACTCCAAGCCATCCGTCATCGAGGAGCTCAAGGCGTGCGAGATGGCGCTCGGCGAGATCGAGGATTCCGTCGCCAAGGGTACTAAGCTGGTCTGGGCGCTCGGCAACCATGACGCTAGGTTTGAGAATCGGCTGGCGAACACCGTGCCCGAGTTCATGCACGTTGGCGGGTTCAAGCTATCCGATCATTTCCCAGCCTGGATACCGTGCTGGTCATGCTGGCCGACTGAGGAGGTGGTCATCAAGCACCGCATGAAAGGTGGTGTTCATGCGACACACAACAATGCTGTAACCAGTGGGAAAAGCATCGTCACTGGTCATCTGCATTCACTTAAGGTAACTCCATTTAGTGACTACAACGGGGAGAGATTTGGCGTAGATACAGGAACTCTTGCCGACGTCGGAGGGCCTCAATTTGTTGATTATTTGGAAGACAATCCTGTGTCATGGAGGTCTGGATTTGCTGTGTTAACGTTCTACAAAGGCCGCTTGCTATGGCCTGAACTTGTTCACGCAATGGCGCCTGGATTGATCCAATTCAGGGGTCAGGTTATTGATGTCGGAAGCCTGTGAAAGTTTGCAAACGTTGTGGCGAACAAAAGCCAATTGAGGACTTTCCTCTTTGTCGGGGTAAGCCACGCGCGCGCTGCAGGCCATGTCATACAGATGATGCAAGGCGATGGGCGCTAGAAAATCACGACAAGTACAAAGCCAGGCTAAGAGAATGGCACAAGAAAAATAAGCCTCCTCGCTTTATGGGACCTCCATTGCCTCAAGCAATAAAAACAGCGCGCATTCTTGCTAGTAAGAAAAAGTGGAGAGAGACAAATAAAGAATTTCATAAAGAGCTGACTAAGGCTTGGGCTCAAAAAAATAAACACATAGTCCAAGAAATAGTCAGGCGTCGTCAGGCTAAAAAGCTACAAAGAACTCCAGCTTGGGCAGACAGGAGAAAAATGCAGGAGATATATGCAGAAGCTAGACGGCTGACAAAAGAAACCGGCATCCCTCATGATGTTGATCACATCATCCCGCTACAAGGCAAGATGGTTTCTGGACTTCATTGTGAGCAAAATTTACAGGTGCTGCCGCGTAAGCAAAACAGACAGAAGCACAATCACTTTGATTGCGACTCAATAGTCTTTTAACGCGCCCGCCTCTCAATCAGCTCCAGCACCTCGCGGTCAGCAGCCTGCGCCTCGGTAGGCGCGAACAGAGCACGATTACGCTGCGACGCGCCATCACGCGGATCGCAGAGATAGTACACCGCGAGAGACTTGCGGTATTGCCCTGGCGGGCAGGTGATCGGCTCGGGCAGCCCATGCCAAGCGCCTGTGGTGTCAAACACCACGGCGCGATTGAACAGCGGCGCGATTGACTTCACCAGCTCGCCCGGCTTGCCACCATCGTCGCGCCACAGGCCGAGCGCGCCGCCCCACGACTCATCCCAATCAGGGTTAAGGTACACGATGAGGTTGAGTCGGCGCTCGAGGCCGAGCTTCGGATGGATGCTGTAGTCCAGGTGAGTGTTGAGCTTGCCGCCCGCGCCATGAATGTGCAGCCCTCCGCCATGCAACCCGACGTCAGGATACAGGCGGCAGGCTGTCAGGCGCTCGAAGGCGGCAATGCACTCTGGCGTGTTGATGTCCGTGAAGAACTTGTACAGGGCTGGCGTGAAGGCGTGGTAATTGTTGAGCGTCTTCTTGACCTCGATGGCATTGTCATAGGTGTGCCAGAGATCACAGCCGAAAGGCGGGAAGTCATCTGCAAGACGGCGAGCGAGCGACTCCTCGAGGAAATCGTCGATCACAAGGTGCGGGAACGGGTCAAGGCTTTCCCAGGCGTCGATCATCTGCTGGCCCCGTAAGCCGCGATCAGCGCGGCATCTGATCGGCCATCGTCCTTGACCCGAGCGAACTTGGCAGCGTGCGCCGGGAAGAGCTGGGCAGCGCGGTAGCGGGAGCCGTCCTTGCCCTGCGGGACGTCGAGCGCCTTCTGCCAGGTTCGCGGCGGGATCGTGGTGGTGGGGATGTCCAGCGCCGCCAGGATGCCGAGGACTACACCAAGAGACTGACCCATGCTGAACATGGAGGTGACGCCTTGCCCTGGCATCGCGCTCAGTCGCTCGAGGTACGCGCTGGCCGGTGCTGATTGCCTGATAAGGCGGGCCAGCTCGGCGGCATTGACCATGCGCTTATTTTTGTTGTTACGCTCAAGCGTGACGGTGGGCATATCGTGAAGGTCGATGAGCTGGCCGTCTGCCACGATGGCGATTGCGCCATTGAGTCCGACGTCGATGCCGAGGATCTTCTTCAAAGCAATGACTCCTGCTTGAAATCCTTGGCGGTGGTGCCGTTCATCCCATCAAAAAGAGACTGCTGGGCGGCGGCTTGTTCGATGCGCTTGCAAGCTATGTCGAAGTATTTAGGCTCGCACTCTATGCCAATGAACTTGCGTCCCATCTGGATGGCGGCGACTCCGGTGGTGCCGGATCCCATGAAGGGATCAAGGATGGTTTTCGGCTGGTTTTTGCAGATCTCAATACACCAGCGCATCAACTCGACCGGCTTCTGAGTGGGGTGTTCGTCACCCTTGTTTTTCTTGTAATGGCTAAACTGGCGAAGCGCTCGCGTCTGACTTGTCCATGCCAGCTCGCCATCCGCAAAGTCACCCCCCATGCGCTTTTCCCAGTAAAGCCACCCCATCGTGGCCGGTAAGTAGTCCGCGAAGTAGTTGCCGCCCCAATAGATGCGGACATCCCCGGCTCGCTCCATAAGATCGAACACAGCACGGGATGGACGCTCGTTGTCCCATCCCATCTTTTCGCCGTTGGTGCGCTTGCTTCCTCTGGTTCGTTGAGCGCCTCCGTCCTGGCCAATGCCATACGGCGGATCAGTAATCACAGCATTCACCTTCGGCAGCGTCGGCAGAATCTCTCGGCAGTCGCCGAGATAAAGGGTTGCGTCCCCGATTTGCTCTACCCTCACGCCTGCGGCGCCTTTTCCTGGGCCTCTGAGAGCTTTTTAAGGCGCGCATCTATCAGCGCCTCTGTGGCGTGCTGGAGGCGCACCACGGCGCTATAAAGAGGCTCCGTGACTCCATTGGCCCAGCGGCTGACCTGCGATTGATCGATGTCCGCGACGCGGCAGATATCGGCCATCTTGAAACCTGCGTCCTCGGCCTTGGCCTTGATGTCAGAAATTGCTTGCTGGGCTGGCGTATTCATGCCTAGAATTGTAAGCCGCAGATGACTGACAAGTCAAATGTGTGCACAATGTGTGGACAAAAAAGGGGGTGAGGAACACCCCCACCCCCAACACTATGGCAACCGCAGGGAGACGCTGCGGCTAAGGCGTGAGAAACTCAAAAACCCGCGCCTCACCACCGATTATGCGTCTGGCAATAGTTGACTGCAATGTAGGGTAGTTGACAAGAAAAGCAAATCATGTATGATTCAGTCATCAGCAACAACAAAGGAGAAACTCAAATGCAAACACCTCGCAAGTACCCCCGCACCATTGAAGAAGCCTTCGGTCCCTACACTCGCGGGGCCATCGATGAGCCTTACTCTCCCATGCCCATGATCGACAAAATCGTATTGACCGTCTGCACCATCATCGGCGCCTGCGTCCTCGCGGCCATCTTCACAGGGATCATCTGATGAAAGAAGCCGCAATGAAAGAAGAGGTGGCGAAGATCGTCGCCGACTTGGCCCCTCCGCAGGGCGCGCTCGGCATCCTCACCGCAGAGGATGTGCGCCAGATCGTTGAGCGCGCGGCCTCGCGGGGGGTGATCGCTGGATGGGTCGGCGGGATGCGTCAAGCGCGCGGCATCGTGACCGCGAAGATGCAGGAGACTTTGAAATGACCGACGACGAAATCCTTAAGCTCTGGCGTCAGCACTACGAGGTGCTGGGATTCGCGCACGCTCTAATGGATCGTGTGAACCCGACGAAGCGCGAGCCTGTGGCGTATCTCGCCACAAACGCGCTCGGGTTTAAGTTCTTCAGAGTCCATCGGCCTGATGACACTTATAAGCCCGTGGCTCTGTACGACTTGAGGGCAGAGAAGTGACTGACCGAGAACTGATGCAGCAGGCGCTGGAGGCGCTGGAGATGTTGGCGCGGTATGAGAATCCTGAAACTAGGATTCAAGTCAGGAAGCCTAAAGACGGTGGCCCGATTGTGACTATGTACCCGCATAAGGTTGCAACCGATGCAGCAAACGCCCTCCGCGCCGCCATTGAGCAGGCTGAGAAGCAGGAGCCGGTGGCGTGGGCAGACATGGATGTTCGCGGCGAAGACAAAGGATTGTCGTGGACGCCGGGGCGCTTTCATACGCAGCCTCTCTACACCATCCCACCAACAGCACAGCGCCCGCCACTGACGGATGAGGCTATCTGGCGGCAATACCAAGCCCTGTGGCCGTTTCACCCAGCAGAAGAACCACGCTTGGCTGCTGACATGGTGACCTTTGCCCGCGCCATCGAAGCAGCGCACGGCATAAAGGAGAAGAACACATGAGCATCGAAGCAATGAAGCAGGCGCTGAAGGCGATGGGATTGATGGGTGCTGATCTGATCTGCGAAGCGGCGCATCACGGAAAGAAAGACCGCCACGGAATAGGGGAGCCATGCCACATTCAGCAGCGGTGGCACAAAGCATTTGACGCCCTCCGCACCGCCATCGCAGAGGCTGAGAAGCAGGAGCCGGTGGCTTGCAGGACGCTGTGTGAGTTGTGCGTTAAGCGAGGCTACGACTTTTGCGCGAATGCGGCTAAGACCACGCCGATCATAACCACCCCACCCGCAGCACCACGCCAGCCGCTGATTGATTCAGTGCGCCAGATGCGGGATGTGCAGGGCATGGACGGTACATGGAACTGCGACCCGTACATGCACGGGCTTTACAACGGGTTGGAGTTTGCGGTGTCACTGCTTGAGCAGCGAGAGCCGCAGTTTAGAGACGCGCCTAAAAAGTGGCTGAATGATTTGCCAAAGCCGCGCATTTTCTCGGCTACAGAAGCCGCGCACGGCATAGGAGAAAAGAAATGAGCATCACCGCAATGAAGCAGGCGCTGGAGGCGTTGGCACTACTGGACGCCCTCTGGTATCAAAGCGCAAACATGAATCCGCGAGTTGTCGAGCGAAAAATGTACGCCGCCAGAGACGCCCTCCGCACCGCCATAGCTTTCGAAGAAAGCCGTGTCGCAGAGGCTGAGAAGCAGGAGCCGGTGGCGTGGATGTATGAGTGGGACGGCAGAATGCACCTGACCTTCACGGATCAGCGGTTTGTGGAGCAAGCGCACCCACACTTCAACAAAGCAACCCCCCTATATACCGCGCCGCAGCCAATAGAGCAGCCGAAGCAGGAACCGGTTGCGTTTATTTGCCAAGGTAATGCGTACATGGCTGACGATGTGGACGAATTTTGCCAAGCCAAACACACACCCCTTTACACGGCACCCGCCTTACGCAAGCCGCTAGGTGAGCAAGAAGTCTTAGACCTTCTGCCGGAAGTGCAGGCTGGATGGACAGCGACTACCTATGGAATCTGGGTGGCTCGCGCCATTGAACGCGCCCACGGCATAAGCGGCAGCACTAACAATCCAAAACCAAAGCTGTATCGCACGGTGACATACGTCTGCCCCGTCTGCGCTGCCAGCTTGGAGCGTCAGGAATGACCCGCGACGACATCATCAAGATGGCGCGGGAGGCGCGGGGGTATCCAGCAGCGCCGACAGATGGATCGTTGTGGCTGTTTTCTGAGTCGCATCTTGAACGCTTCTTCCACATGGCCCAAGCAGCCGAGCGCGAGGCGTGTGCGAAGGTGACGGGTGAGTTTGCTCAGAAATGGTGGTCGATCCACTGCGCCAGCAACAAGCACATGGAGACGACACGCAAGGCCCACGACGACTTCTGTGCGCTGCAAGCCGCCATCCGAGCAAGGGGGCAAGCATGAGCAAACTCAAAACCCTGACGATCCCTGACCATCACAAGGTGCAGGCCAAGGTGGTGCTGAACGAGGCAATTGACGAGTTGCCAGACTCTGTGATCGTGCTGTGCTTCTGGAAAGATAGGGGCCAGTTCAAGATCAAAGTATCCACTGTGCCTGACCGGCTCATGCTGATCGGTGCGCTAGAGGAGGCAAAAAACAAAGTCATTACGGATGGGTATGCATCATGAAGCCATTAAGCAAGCTACACGCGGAAGCCGTTGCCAAGGCAAAGACAGACGATGAGAAAGTCAAAGCCGCAGCGGTTGCCATGATTGAAACGCCGATGGAGATGATCCGCGCCATCTTGCTCAAGCACGAGCAGGCGGTCATTGAGGTGATGAAGGAGTTGTCTGAGGAGCGTGATCGTGCGCTTGAACTGCTGCGCCGAGCAGAGACAGAGATGCGCTACGCAGGATGGAACAAGTCTGAGTCAGACAACAGCGCCCGCAACGGCGTGTATGAAGAGGTGAAGGAGTTTTTGAAATGAGTGGAGATCACAACATGAACCAAAATGACTTCAAGCCAGACTGGGATGCGATAGGCGTCATGGTTGCTGAACAGCAGCGTATGGCGACCGAGATAGACGAGTTGAAGTGGCGACTGAAGTCCGTAAACACAGCAGCGATGAACCTGACCCACGACATTGTGTGCATGGAGGTTGACAACGATGAACGCCTAGACCGTGACAGGGTTATGGGGCGCATCATGCAGTGGCGCAATCAGTGGGACAAAGCCATGCACAACAATCCGCCAGCCATCGGAATCTACACCAAGGGCGTCATGGCAGAGCGACAACGCATCGTCAACCTGCTGATGATTCAGCACGAGGCAGCAAAGGGAGCGCACAACTACTGGCACGTTGCAGCGCAGTTGATTCAAGCAGACGTAGCGAGTGACACATGACCTTTGACCAATGGTGGTCCACGCTCACACCGCAAGAGCACAGCCTCATCGGCGTCAACAACGCAAGGTTCGTCTGGCAGCAAGCCTTCGAGGTCTGCGCGCAGATCGCAGAAACAGCGGAGCCTTATCAAGCAGCCGATTTAATTCGTGCAAAAGGACAGAAATAGTGGCAGGAAAAAAAGGAAGTCGCATCAGGGCGGTGCGTGAGTTGCTGCGGTCTGCGCCGGATGGCATGACGCCGCAGGAGCTAATGGAAAAGCTACCCAAGATCGAGCAGGCGCATATGAGCCGCATCCTTCGCGGGATGCCAGACGCCTACATCGACAGATGGGTAAATGTGCAAGGAGGCCGCTGGCATCGAGCCGTCTGGTGCGTCGTCATACCGCCAGAGGATTGCCCACGGCCATTTAAGAAAGACGAGTATCTATGAGCGAGAAACCCATGCAAAACGAAGAGCGCCAGACCATTCGCGAGCACATCATCTTCCTCGGCACGCAGCTCGAGGCAGAGAGGAAAAGCAATCAGGCCAAGACAGAGCTCCTCAAACGCTTCATGGACCGCGAAGACCTGGGCTGGGCCGTCAGCGAGGAGGTT